CTCACATGCCATAATTTATAATATTATATAGTTATTTATACAAGTTTTAGATGTGAAAAGGGGCGTTCATCACGCCCCAATTCGTTTTACTATTTAAAGTAAAGATTACATTAAGTTTGCAACCTGTACTCTACGGTAGTATCTGTTAGCGTTTGCAGAACCACTACCGTTAATAACAGCAGCGTCGCCTGTACCAGCTTCAGCAAATGGGTTAGCTTGTAAACCATATCTGGTTTTAAACCCAATTTTTGGTTGGAAAGTATCTTGACCAACAGCACGGACCATTTGTAATGGTACATACGGACAGTAGAACATTCCACTATCATATGGTGAAGAACCTTTGTAACCTACTACAAAGTATTGTTTAGCAGTGTTATTTGCAGAATATGGGTCAATATAAACTTTATATTTACCATTCAGAACACCAGCAAAAGTATTACCTGTGTCATCAACATTTAGATTGTTGTTTAACGCAGGAGCGTAATCTAATACACCAGCCATTTGAAGTGCAGAAGCAACATCAGATGAGCAGATTATCATATTACCTTTCCCTCTACGAGTTCTTTGTGCAATAGCATTAGCTTCTCTTTCTACTTGGAACATAAGTCCTTTGAATCTTTCAACACTCCAACGACCGTTAGAATCTGTATCAAGGTCAAATATACCTTCACTAGTTGTATTAACTGTTCCAGTATTTGCAGAAGCACCTTTTTCAGCGTTTTTGTAGATAGTTCTAACTACTTCACGGTTGATTTCAGCTAGAATTTCACTTGATAAAATATTAGCAAGTTCAGTTTCAGCGTCAAGTCCATGAATCGCTTTCAAGTCTTGTGCAAGTTCCATTGTGTATTCAGCTTTCAACGCTCTTGATTTAGCAGTTACAGTTGATTTCTCAATACTGAACGCCATTTCAGCAAACGCATTACCTGAATCTTCACCTAGAGATTCAGCCGCAGCTGTACTCATACCAGTACCAGATGTAAAGGTACCAGGTGAACCGTCATTTAAGACAGCAGGGTTAGTTCCAGAGTGAGCTGTTTCTGAGAAACCATCAACAGCAGAACCAGTCGCATTACGACCAGAAAAGTCTGTATCAGCTTCATCAAATAAAGCCTCTGTGCCACTCATGTTAGTATATCTTGAACGCATTGCAAAGATAAGACCTGTTGGTCCTGTCATTGGTTGTACGCCACAGATATCATAAGCAATAAGATTTGGCATAGCTCTTCTTACTAAAGAAATTAGGATTGGATCCCAATTACTTACACCAGAACCAGTTTGGTTAGTTGGTGTTTCAGCAAGGAAAGCTTGGTCTTCTTTAAGAGCCCTTTCTTGGTTCTCTAAGATGACTGAAGTTACGGCACGCTTATAACTATCCTTTACTTCAGGAAGTTCCGGATGGTCTAAGACTGGCTGCCATTTCTTTTCATAAGTTTCCGATAAGTACATATCTTCTTCTCTCCTTTGTTTAGTTACTTAGATATTTTAATATCTTTTGTTTTACTAATTGCGTTGGTATATGCAGCCATAGCATTCGATAAATCTTCGTTAGAATTTTCATCGCCCACCGCAACATCATCTATGTCTGTGTTATCCACAGACTTCTCAGCTTTTTGCCCAAAGTAAGATTCCTTAATGGTTTCTACTTTTTTTGCAAAATCTTCTTCAGAAGAATACTCAACTCCTTCTACGAGACTGTCGAATTTTTCTTTAGCTGTATCAGCTAAGTCTTTAGAATTTTCATCAATGATTTCTTGGCGTTTATAGCCACCATTAACTTTATTCATTTCAACATTCTTCTCAATTTCTTCGTTAAGTTTTTTCTCTAATCCCTCAATCTTAGAAGCTTGGTCTTCAAGAACATCATATTTCTCATCTGGGACATCAATATAGTGGTCTTCAAATAATTTTTTGAGTCCACCGATGAAGTCCTCAGCGATTTCGCCCTTAATACCTCTTTCTAGTGCTAACTTGTTTTCTTTCATCCATTCTTCAACAACATAGTTTAAGTATGAATCAACCTTTTCAGTTAGTTCAGATTTAGATTTTGAGATTTCTTCTTCAAATTTAGTATCATATTCAGACTGTAATCTCTCTTGTTCTGCTTTTACTTTAGAAGTAATTGCAGCTTCAAAGATTGTAGCAGCCTTTGTTTTAAATTCTTCAGATAGGTCAGCGTCTCCTACTAAAGCGTCAATATCAGATTTAATGTCTAAAGCGTCTTCTTCAGTTTCTTCACAATGAGAAGCTTTAATAGATTTTTTATATCCAGCCTTCATGTGTTTACCTTCTTTTTCCACTTCTTCTTCTTCAACATCTTTTTTGATATCTTTCTCTTTAGATTCAACAACCTCATCTTCAGATTCAGCTTCTTCATGGTATCCAGCTTTCAAGTGTGATGGTTCCCCAGCTACTTGAGCACTTTTAGATACTGTGTCAGAAACTTGTTTAACTTTCTTCGTACCGTCAGCAGAATTACTGTCTGTTGGTTTAACAACAGGTGCGCCTAAATCTTCAGCGTCATTTGAAAGATGACTAGGTTCAGCTGCAACAGCATTCTTTTTAGGAGCGTCAGCGTTTGGATTCGCTGAAGCTTCTACGATAGCGTCAGTTATTTTTTCTGATTCTGCCATTGAAAATCTCCTCTTATTAATTGTTATAACAATATAAATTTCTAAACTTTTTTAAGAGTTCAGGTAATATTTATAATATTATAGTTTTCTAATAAACGAATCAAAGATTTCTAGTTTTTTTTCTTCTAGTTGTCTTTTCTTCGTATTAATCACTTCCATCTTCCACGCCTCAATGTCTTTCTCGACAAGGAGACCGTTGTCCCATACCCATTCTTTACCTTCCATAATGCCTTCTACGAAAGCGGCTGGTGCCGAAGGGTCTGCTACAATGTCAGCGGCAGTAGCTAGCATGAAATCATCTTTCACATAGTTAGCGCCGTTTCTTTGCATGATGGAACCCATTCCCCTTGATGATACTCCTAATTGAGCACCCTCATCAATAAGACCTTTCACAATCTTACCATAGGGCGTGTCCATGATTTTAGCTTCACCAATAAAGTTATCACCATCTGGATAAAGTTTCTTAATCATATGAGAAACTCTTTCTAGATTAACAGTAGGTCCGTCAGGATGTCCTAACTCGCCAAATGCACGATTTTTATTGATAAATTCTTTATTGTATCTTGTTACTTCTTTCATTAAGATATCTTTAGGGTATACTCGCCCATTACGATTCTTGATGTTAGACTGTAAAAAAACACCTTTAATCTTGTATTCTTTCTTGCCGTTCTTATCTTCTTCTACAAGATACTCGGCATTTGATACTTCTTCTGAAATTAATTTCATTAGTGTACTCTCTCTCTTTTCTTATATACTATTTATACAAAGTTGTACTTTAAATGCACAAATTTATCTAAATTCTACTAATATAGTATAATTATCACCAGAAACAAAATTTCTAGTTGTTAATAACACATCACCTGTTGGTATTGTAGCATTGTTTACAATGCCATCACCAAATGTTCTTAAATCCCAATGACCTTGTCCGTTAAGCACGACCATTGTTGAATTGGTTGTTCCTCCCCATAATAACTCAACACCAGCATTACTGTTTGTTGTGTTAATAGAATACCATATTCTTGCAAGTACTTTAGTAGCGTCTTCAGTCATTGCATTAGTATTTGAAGCGTCAATCTTCGTAACTAATGATTCACCAGTGCCATCTGATATGTTAGTCATTTTACTAACATGTTTGACACCTGCTATATCAGCAATTGTTTGTACTGATGTTATATCTGCCATAATTTAACTCCTATTAACTATTTTCACCCATATCTACTTTTTGTAGTGTCAATAATGCAAAACCAGATGAAGCATTAGTTGTAATTGCCTCAATGTCTCCACCAGTTGCACCTGTATTAGTTGCTGTATTTTTAATTACAGCACCATAATAATGTCCTGAACCACATAAGTTTATTGCCTCAACATCAGCTGAAGCACCTTTAAATTCTAATTTACATTCTCCTAAACCTACACCATATACAATGTTTGTAATGTGAAGTTTAGCGCCGTTCGTATGTCCACTCAATCCTGAAGCGTCCACGGCTGCAGCTGTTGTAGCGGCGTCGGCGTTCCAGGTGAGTAATACTTTGGCGTGTGTCTTAGTATCTGCTAATATTTTAGTTGTTACTGCCATAGTTTCTTTACACCTCTAATTTTAATTGTTCTCTTACTTCTAATTCTATGTAATCTAACAATGTTTCTTTTGTTATATCATGTGAAGAAACAATTGTCTTCACACAATCCTCTATATTTTCACAAAAGTTATCATCTTGATAACTTCCATTATCATGTCTATTATCTAACATCTTATAAAACTCATTGACTGCCTTTTTCATTTTAGGTGTCAATGACATATAAGCATTTGAATCACTTACATTAAAGTCTTCAAATATATTACTTGTTTTCATCAGTTGTCAAATCTATATCTACTGAACCATCTTTTGCTGTTGATACAGAACCATCTTGTTCAAATGTTCCTGGTTCAGCAATTTCTGGTTTAGGGTCACTAAAAGCTTCTGCCTCAGCAGGTATAGATTGAGCAGTATTAAACATTTGTCCTGCCATCTCTTTTCTTTTAGCGTCTAGTCCAGTTGCAACCTTAGCTCTTAATGCTGTTTTAAATGCTTCACCAGCATTTGCATTATCACCTGTTGCAAGTTGGTCAATAAAAGTTTTTACTTCTTCTGTCATAACTATCTCCTATTAAATTGGGGTATCATCATCTTGGTCTGCTTGTGCAAACGGAGATGAAATAATACCATCATCAATTTCTTGTTTGATTTGTTTATCCATTTCTTGAATTTCTGATTCAGATTGTTTAAGTACATTCTTTCTCATGTATTCTACTGAAAAGTATTTGCCTACCATATCTCTCATTTCATTTACTAATGCGATTCTATCTCTCATCAATTCAGCATGTTTTAATTCGGCGAAATGACCATCTTGTAAGAAATCGTATTGTAAGTTGTGAGAAATTGTATGCCAATCATCTTCAGAAATAACTTTCTTCAAAATTAACTGTGTCTTTAACAAGTCATTAAATAACTCTGTAAATTTCTTTCTTAATCTTTGTACAAACTTAGTAAATTTTAATTCATCTCTAGTTATTTCACTAGCACGACCTAAATTAAACCCTTGTGAAGATTCTAATCTACTTACAGGAACATTCAATGAACGATACAGTTTCTTTTGAAAATATTCGATATCAGCAATTTCACCTAAGTTTTGTCCACCTGGTAATGTTGAGATATCAGTTCCTCTACCACCTTCTCTTGACGGCAACCAAAAATCTTCGAGCATAGACATATAATTTCTATCATCTCTAATTTCACCAGTTGAAGCGTCATATACTAATTTGTTACGATATCTTGCCATAACATCTCTTAGATATTGTTCTGCTTTAACTTTTGGTAGGTTACCTACATCTATTTTAAATATTCTTCTTTCTGGCGCCCTTGCAATTCTGTATATTACAACAGCGTCCTCTATCATTCTGAGCTGATTGACAGGTTTGATTGCCTTATGCAAATAAGACATAACAATATTTTTTTGTTGGTCTACTAGACCACTAGGGCAAAACGATATTGTATCAGGTGCGATTTTAACTCCACCGCCAGATGTTGTACCCGATACGCCCTTTTCGTTAAATAAGTAATACTCTACATATTCATCTACAATATCTAGATTTGCTGACCCTTCAGGTCTTTTCTTTCTTACTTCTCTAATCTTTTTAATTTTTCTAGGGTCGATATATTTAAGTTCTGTAATACCTGTTATAGGTGATTTTCTATCAATAATCTTTTGATAGTATATACGACCATCAACATACCATCTTCTAAAGATGTCATGTCCTTTTGTATTGAAATTCATAAGTTTCAAGATACCAGAAAATTCTTCTTCAATTTTTCTTCTAATATCTTTACCATAAGGTAAAAATTCTGTATTTACTCTTACAGGTTCTTTAAGTTCATTTGCAACAACAGCTTCGTTTACTATATCTTCGACAGCCATATCACATTCAGGATGTAAAGAAATTTCTCTATATCTACGAATGAGGTCTGCCTCAGATTTGGCAGTACCTTCCATGTCAAGGTACTGACCAAAGTAACCACCGGCGGCGACGGTTTGTGTTCCGTCATCCGCCTGGGCTGTTGTGAACGATTGTTTAGGGTCTTCAGTTTTTTTAACTCTCGTTATCTGAAAACCAAATAGTTCAGCCATAATTTATTTCCTCTTTAATACTGTTAATA